GCGCTCATCAACCTGCGCCCGCGCAAGGAGCTTATCGAGGCCGAGACCGCGAACCGCATGGCTGCGGAGTTCGGCGACATGCGGATGGACGGGACGATCGCCGACGAGGCCATGGCCGCCATCCACAATTCCGAGCGGGCCAACGTGCTGAAGGCGGAGCTCGTCGCCATCCGCCGGCTCCAGCGGCAGGTGCGCCCGGTGGTCGCTGCCCTGCGCCGTGAGGAGGCCGAGCAGCGCCGCGCCGGCATGGACATGGTCGATGCCGCCATGGCCGACCCGCAGGCGTTCGCCCGGGCTGCGGCCGGTCGCATCGGGCAGATGATGGCGCGGGACATCTCGCCGGGTAAGTACCTGCTCGCCGAGCGCCGCGCATCGAAGGCGGCGTTCGACGCGATCCGCAGGAAGGACTACAACGCGGCTGCGACCGAGAAGCAGCGCGAGCTTCTGAACCACTACATGTACCTCGAGGCCCGCAAGGCGCAGCAGCAGCTCGACCGCATCTACGACTATGCCAACAAGTTCGACAAGAAGGCGACCCGCGAGCGGCTGGCGAAGGCCGGCGGCGGCTACCTCGACCAGATCGACGCCATCCTCGAGAAGTACGAGTTCCGGCGTGTGCCGCTGCGGGTGCTTGCCCGCCGCCAGTCGCTGGCCGATTTCGCCGAGCAGCAGGCCGCGCTCGGCCTCATCGTCAATGTCCCAGACCAGCTGCTCGACGAGGCGCGGCTGGTCAACTACAAGAACGCATCGGTCGATGAGCTGCGGGCGGTCTACGACACCGTGCGGAACATCGAACACCTCGCACGGCTGAAGGACAAACTGCTGCGGAAGGCTGCGGCGGTGGAGTTCCAAGAGACCAAGGACGAGCTCATCAAGTCGGCGACCGAGTCCGATCGCCTCGCCACGACCGGCGAGCTCCGCATCCCCAACACGGTCGGCGAGCCGTTGCGCGCGCGCGGGGCCAAGGCGTGGCGGCGGTTCGATGCCGCCATCCTCAAGGTCGAGCAGATGGTTGAGTGGTTGGACAACGGCAAGATTGACGGGCCGTGGGCGCGGTTCGTGTTCGACCTGGCGAATGACGCGCAGGTGAAGGAATACGAGCTTCATGCGATGGTGACCCAGAAGATCCAGGACCTAACCGAGTCGATGCCGAAGGGCTGGGGCGATTCCCTGACCGACAAGGTCGATGTGCTGCTGCCCGGGATCGAATCCCCGGTCACCCGCTACACCCTCATCAGCATCGCCATGAACGTCGGCAATGACAGCAACTACCAGCGGCTGCGGGACGGGTACGGGTGGAGCGATTCCTCCATCAACGCCGCGCTCGGCAAGTTGGCGAAGGAGGACTGGGACTACATCCAAGGCATCTGGGATGCGGTCAATTCCCTGTGGCCGGAGATCAAGGCGCTCGAGGAGCGCACGTCCGGCGTGGCGCCGCCGAAGGTTGAGCCGCGTGTGGTGCAGACCCGGTTCGGGGACTACCGCGGCGGGTACTTCCCGCTGGCCTATGACCCGAAGCTCTCGGCTGTCGGCGACAAGCAGGCCGAGGCGACCGAGTCGGTTTCGCAGTTCATGTCGAACGCCTACGGTCGCGCGCGGACCGACCGCGGCTACACCAAGCAGCGCGTCGAGAACCTGAAGGCGGCGGTGCGGCTCGACTACGAGCAGGTGCTGACCAGTCACCTGACCAAGGTCATCAAGGACATCTCCCACCGCGAGGCCATCTTCAGCCTCAACAAGATCCTCAAGGACGAGGAGATCAAGGAGGTGATGATCGACCGGCTGGGCGAGGCCCGCTACCGGGAGTTCACCAAGTGGATGCAGGTGCTGGTGTCCGACCGGGCCGACACCCTGCACTCCGGGAACGTGTTCTCGCGCGCGATCATGCAGTTCCGCACCAACATGGCTATCGTCACGATGGGCTGGAAGGTCACGACCATGATGGCGCAGTTCGCCGGCATCGGCCCCGCGCTCGACACCGTCAAGCCGCGCTTCTTCACGCAGGCGCTCATCGACTACAACCGGTTCGGGCCGTGGTCCACCCACCGCGAGACCCTCGAGCAGTTCGTCTACGATCGGTCGGGCGAGATGAAGTTCCGGTCCGACAACATCGACCGCGACGTCCGCGACAGTCTCCGCACCTTGCGTGGCGAGGTCGGGCCGTTGGCGGCCATCCGCCGGTCCGCGTTCTACCTGACCGCGATGGCCGACCGGCAGATCACCATCCCGACATGGATCGGGGCGTACCGTCAGGCGCTCGCAGAGGGCCTAGGGGAGGAGGACGCCATCCGGGCAGGGGACAGGGCGGTCCGGCTCTCGCAGGGCGCAGCGGGCGCTAAAGACCTTGCAGCGGTGCAGCGCGACAACGAGCTGATGAAGCTGCTGACCATGTATTACACCCCCTTCTCGGTGCTGTATGCCCGGATGCGGGATGTCGGCGCGACCACCCGCCGGGTGCGCGACATGCCCCGGGCGGTCGCCCGGATGCTGGCGCTAGTCATCCTGCCGGCGGTGCTGGGCGAAATCCTGGCGGGGCGCGGCCCGGACGAGGATGAGGACGAGACATGGTGGGCGATCCGCAAGATGCTGCTCTACCCGTTGGCCTCGGTGCCGATCCTCAAGGAAGGTTCTGGGGTGGTCGAGGCCACCATGATAAACTTGACCGGCGAGGGCGAGATGGCGTTCCAGCCGAGTTGGCGGCTGTCGCCGGTCGCCGGGTCGATTGAGAAGGTCGGGCGCACGTTCATGCGGACGTCGGATGTGCTGGCCGGGGACCGGGAGTTCAATGACGTCGCATGGGATCTGTTTGAGAGCAGCGGGTACATCTTCGGGTTGCCGACGAGGCAGATCAGGATCAGCGGTGAATACACCCTCGATGTCCTGAATGACGAGCGGAACCCCGAGTCGCCGCAGCAGTTCATGTACGAGGTTCTGTACGGGCCGCCAAGGGAGCAATGACCGATGACCGTCTCGTCGACCACCGCCAGAGCCAACTACACCGGCAACGGAACCACCGCCGTCTTCACGGTGCCGTTCTACTTCCTCGCAGCCGCGGACCTGCGGGTCATCCTGCGGACCGGCACGACCGAGGTAGTCCAGTCCCTGACCACTAACTACACCGTGACCGGGGCCGGCAACGAGAACGGCGGGTCCGTCACGATGCTGGTCGCTCCCGCCGCCGGCACCACCCTCACCATCCTGCGGAACGCGCCGGCCACGCAGGAGACCGACCTGCTCCCGAATGACCGGCTCCCCGCTGAGTCTCTCGAGGACGCGCTCGACAAGCTCACGATGCTGGTGCAGCAGGTCGATGAGGTGGCCGATCGGGCGCTCCAGTTCCCGGCCTCCGATCCTGCCGCATCGCCGACGATCCCCGCAGCTAGCGTCCGGGCGAGCAAGTTCCTCTCCTTCGACGCCAACGGCCTGCCGACTGCGACGGTCGGGGTGGATGCTTCGCTCGACATCTTCACGCAGTCCGGCGCTGGCGCGGTGCCGCGCTCGGTGAACAGCAAGTTGGGCGACTTCGTGAACGTGAAGGACTTCGGCGCGGTCGGTGACGGCGGCGCGGATGACACGCTCGCCATCCAGAACGCCATCAACGCCGCAGCCGGTCGGACGGTGTATATCCCCGCTGGCACCTACAAGATCACGAACACGTTGTCATACAACGTCTCCAAGACCTTCGGCGCGTTCAGCCCCGGCATCAAGCTGATGGGCGACGGCATGGTCAAAACCTTTCTCAACCATCAGGCTGCGAACAAGCCACTCATCGACATCGACAGCGGCTCGCATGGCGGCAGTTACGAAGCTGCGATGGGCTCGCTTATCCACGAGCTCGCAATCGTCAACACGACCGCAACGCCGGAAACGGTCGGAATCCGCGTTCTTAATGGCTACCAAATCGACATCCATCACGTCTACATCAAGGACATGACGAGCCACGGCGTCGAGCTCAAGAACGGGCTCTACATCGATGACGGCTGGAACATGTTCAGCATGACTCAATGTTGGATTGACGCTTGCAAGGGGTGGGGCATCAAGGCCGATGGGTCGGCCAATCGCAACGAGGGTTCTTATACCTACCTGCGCGAAGTGTTCTTCCAGTCGAACGGCACCGATGATCCTCTCAACCCGTACATCCCGCCCTCTGGTGGCATGATCTGGAAGGGTCAGATTCTGACGATGGAATCGTGCGGCTTTGCCAACGGCACCCAGAACGTCGGGTTGTTCATCAAGGGTGAGGCCGGTTCCGGGCAGACCGTTGATTTGCGTAGCGTGACTTTTGAGAATTGCTTCAAGCGCAGTCTTTTCTGCCGCGGCATCCTCGTTTTCAACGCAGTCAACTGCCAGATCTACAACAACAACGACTACGTTGCCCAGACCGGGTTTGAGTTTGAAGCGGGCAGCTTCATCATCCGGCAGGTGAACATTGAGAACACCACGGTTCGCGCAACATCTGGGAACAACCCCTACACCGCATTCAAGATCAGCGGAGTGAATGCCGACCTCAATTCGTGCCGCGTCCGCAACACGAACTGGGAGAACATGGATTATCCCGGCCAAGTGCGGTTTGATGGATGGTTGTTTGACAACATCCAGAACAACAATGAAATCGCCATCCTGTCCTCAACGGAGGTTGTGTTCCGACCGAAGGCATACATCGGAGAGGGGCGCAGCGTCCCCCTGCGACTGCGTGGCCCGCGAGCGCAAAGCGGCGGCGGCGTAGCGTCTACCTCTGGCGAGTGGATTGAGCACCAGATCCCGTCAACGGGCATCGCGGTTCCGCTGGCCGGAGTGCTGGCAAGCACCCGGTACTGGTGCTACCTCTACGACAACAACGGCACCCCGACCATTGAGGTGACAAGCGCGGCCTCGCAGGTCACGAACGCTGCAAGCGGGTATGCCGTGCGATCTGACGATGCGACGAAGTATTACGTCGGCAGCATCATCGGCGGCGGGTCGGACGCGACTGTCGCCACGACCGCGCTCGGTTGGCTGAACCCGACGCCGCTTCCTGGCTCCATTGGTGGAACGCAGAGCTACCTGTGGTCCGATTCGACGGGCGACCTGCGCATCAAGAACGGCTCGTTGCCGACCAGCGACACCGACGGCACCGTCGTCGGCACCCAGACCTGATTAGGAGAGCATCATGGCTGACAAGAAAATTTCGCAACTGTCCACCGCTACCACCCCGCTCGCTGGCACCGAATCCGTGCCGCTCGTGCAGAGTGGCAGCACCCTTCGCGCTACGGTTTCCGAGCTGACTGCCGGACGCCAGGTCTCTGCGGCTGGTGTCGCTGTGACCGGCACGACAGTTCCGGCGAACGGCGTGTATCTGCCTGCTGCCAATACCCTCGGCATTTCGACCAACAGCACGAACGCGGTGCGGGTCGAGTCCAACGGAAACGTCGGCATCTCTGCCGGAAATGCTCCGACGCAGGTGCTGAGTCTCTATCGAGCCGGATCGACGCAAACGGCTGTGTCGTTTGGAAACAGCAACTCTGGCGTTAATGGCACGGTGGTTGGCGTGGACACGGCTGGAAACGCCATCATCAGCCAGACCCAAGCTTTGACGATGACCTTCAGCAACGCAGGATTGCCTCGAATGGTATTCACTGCTGCGGGCAACGTGTCGGTTGGTGCTGGCGCGGTTGCCACGACCGCGACGGACGGGTTCTTGTATGTCCCGACCTGCGCCGGTACGCCGACGGGGACGCCGACGACTGTGACCGGCTTCGCGCCGATCGTGGTCAACACCACGAACAACAAGCTGTACTTCTACAGCGGCGGTGCGTGGCGAGACGCTGGGCCGTAAGTCAGACCAACGGCAACTGGCCGACGAGCCGGTAGCGGGCAAACCGCTTGCCGCCGCGCTCCTCGGTCAGGGTCTGGATGTTGAGCCCTTCCTCGCGCAGGTCTGCGACCCGGGCGGCGAGCCGCAGGCAGCCATAGAGGTTGAGCGCGTCGAGCGGGGTGATGTCCTTGCCGGAGGACAGGTGCGCGCGGATCTGTTCGGTCTGCGTCATGTCGGTTCGTCTCCATAGTCGGGTTCGGGTATCACGATGTTGAGCTCTGCGGCCCGGACAGCGATGAATTCCAAGTAATCGCTGAATTCCTGCTTGCTGAAACTCGACGAGCGGCGGAACGGTTTCTGGACCGTCCGCCCACCGATTGACAGGGTCTCCCATCCTGCCCATTCGCCGAGCATGAATTCGTGCAGGTCCTCCTTCGACCACCCGCCCAGCGCCTCTCCGCCGCCCTCGAGGAAGGCCGGGTAGACCACCCCGTAGAGGAAGGCGTTCTGCGCCGACGAGCGGCGCGATCGGAACGGCTGGATGGTGACCTGCCAGCTGCGGCGCTGGTCAAGGCCGCGCACCAAGACCGAGACCGCGGCTGCGATCTGGTCTGGTGGCGTACCCTTGGGGAATATCCGGGTCATCAGAACGGGATGTCGTCGTCGGAGAAGTCGCTAAACGGGTCTGTGGGCTCCTGTCGCGGCTTCTGAGGCGACTGCTGCCCGCCCCCCTGCGTCGGTTGGCGCGGCTCCGCGAGCCCGTCCTTGGGCTTCACGGTGAGGCTGATGAACCGCTGGCCCGGATTGCGGGCGGTCGGGCCGGCGACCTTGAACCAACCGTTCAGCCAGTATTCCACCCCGTTGATGTTCAGGGTGCCGGTCAGTTCCGGGTGGTTGTCAGTCTCCCGCCGGTCGTTCTTGCCGAGGGTGCCGGTGTTGGTGCGGTCGTACTGCTTCACAGGCGCAGCTCCTGCAGCCGCTGGAACTTGGCCTCAAGCTCGGCGAGGAACTTCTCGACCTCCTCTGTGATCTCCGCGATGACGATGTCGCTGCGCGACACGCGGATGATGAGCAGCCGCAGGTGTTCCGGCAGGCGCGGATCGTAGGCGGCGAAGTCGTTCCATGCCCGCCCGGTGCAGGCCATCTGCCATTGCATCTGCAGGCGGTACTTGGCCGGTACGGTCCGATCCTCGAGGTACTCGAGCATGGTGGCGGTCGAGGGACACTTGATCTCGACGCATCCGTCATCGCCGACCAGTCCGTCCGGCGATGCGCCGGCAGCGAGGGTCGGATGGCGGATGAAGCCGGTCTCCTCGATGATGATGCCGGTGCGGGCGGCGTAGGCGGCTCGGGCCTCCGGCTCCTTGTCGATCCCCCATTGCATCGCGGCGTTGGTGAACGACGGGGACGGCTGGCCGGTCAGGCGCTCGGTCAAGAGCTCGGCCATGTAGTTCGCGCGCGAGGCGCCATAGCCGGACTTGGTGCGAGCCATGACATCGGCGATGCGGCTCGCGGTCACGAGCCCCAAGCGGGCGATGCGCCAGTCGTCGGTGCGCTGGAGTTCGACGCGCTCGGCGGTGTACGGGGTGGCTTCTTCGGTCATTGCAGTTCCCTCCTGCGGTTGGAAAAGATGTTGCTGTGCGAGGCGCGGGTGGCCTCCGGCAGGCTCTTGAACAGGGCGGTGAGCTCCTCGAGCGTGGCGCACTGGGCGACCTTGCGGGTGAGCGCGGGGTCGACGCTGTTGCGGGCGGTCGCCGCCTCGGCATCGTCATCGATCTGCGCCAAGCCGACGATGGCGGCGAGGGCATAGCGGCGGGCGTAGGTCAGGCCGCTGCCCTGCGCCTGCGGACCGTCATCCTTGACCAACACCGGGGTCACCGAGCGGACCCATTGCCCGCTGGCGTGGGCGAGGGTGGTGATGAGGACGGTGCGACCGTCCTGCATGATGTCGGTGGTCTGGATCACCGCGAGCTCATTGTCGGTGAGCTGCTTGCGGCAGGCGTCCCAGCAGCTGGCAAGGTCGGCGTACCTGCTCTTGAAGAACGGGTTGGCCGAATCCTTCAGCGCCCCGGTGATGCTCGCCTGCGCCTTGCTTAGGGCGGCTGCGAGTTCGTTGATGTCATCAGACTGGTTCATCGTTGCTCTCCTGTCGGTAGATCGAAAGTGCTTGGTTACAGGCTTCGATGCGCTCTTGCTCCTCGAGCTCCTGCATCAGTTGATCCTGATGGTGCCACCAGGAATCATCGTCATCCCATGGCGAGCTCATTCCGGCACGTTCCAGCGGCGGTTGACCCGCGCGCGCCAAGAGGGGTTCGGGACATGAGGGTCGCGCTCGCGGCGGCGCTCGAGGTAGGACTCCACGATTGCGCCAATCAGGCCACCGACCGCGAGCAGCACGAACCACCCGGTCAGCAGCACGAACCAGTCGAATGCTTCATTGCTCACGAGCGGACCTCCTTGGCGATCTTGAGGAACGCCAGCATGTAGTGGTTCTGGAGTCGGGCGTGCTTGACAAGCACTTGGCGCATCCCGGCGTCGGTCGATGGTTCGCGGGCCTTACGCATCGCCTCGTCGCGGTTCGCCAGGCTCATGCCGGCGGACATCGCCGAGCGGATGCCGAGCGGCAGATGGCGCGGCACGATGCTGAAGTAGCGGCTGCGGACTTGAGTGGTCATGTCGTTGCTCCTGTCGTTGTTGTCTGTCAACGGTCGTTATCATGCTCATGCCATCAGGCCATGTCAACAGTTGCAAACAAAAAAGTTTAGGGGCATGATGCCGGCGGAGGTGAATCCAATGCGTATGGACGAATTGCTCGAGCGTTACGGGAACCAGTCGGCGATTGCCCGCAGGTTCGGGGTGACCCGGGCCTATGTGTCGAAGTGGGCCAAGACCGGCCTTGTCCCGGAGAAGTACCGGCTGCGGGAGTTGGCCGGCGAGGTGGTGCAGGAGCTGGAGGCCGGGGCGCAGAATGCCTCGACCCGGCGCCTCATCCGCAAGGTGAAGGCGGGGTTGCGTAAGGCAGAAGGAGAGGGCGCGTGAGCGGCTCTGCGGGAAGGGGCTATGGTGAGGTGGCGGGGTCGGTATGCCCCGCTGTAAAGCCGCCGTAACCCCAAACGATAAAGCCCCCTTGCGGGGGCTTACCGGGCCGCTGGAACGGCCATGCTGGGCAGGGGGGCAAACCAGCGCCTCAAAGGGTAAGACCCGACCGGGGCGTGGTCAAGAGGGCATAAGGGATGAAGTTCTACCAACGACATTTGGGCGACTACGCGCGCGACACCGCGCACCTGAGTCTGCTCGAGCATGGGGTCTACAGCGTCCTGCTGGATCGGCTCTATGCGACGGAGAGACCGATTCCCGACGCGGATCGGTACCGGGTTTGCCGCGCCACGACCCGCGCCGAGAAGGCTGCGGTCGATGCAGTCCTGCGCGAATTTTTTTCATTGTGCGACGACAGCTGGACCAATGCTCGTGTCAACAGCGAGATAGCCCGCATGAGCGGGAAACGCCTGAAGGCGCAGCAGTCGGCGGCAGTTCGATGGGGCGACAAGGGTATGCGAACGCATAGCGAACGCAATGCGGATGGAATGCTACCTATACTCCAATACTCCAATACGGAGTCTCCATCACCCTCATCTCAATCCTCCACCTCACCTGAAAGGGGACCGGTGGCGGCTCGAGACGTTTTGAAAAAGCTGGAACACAGGAGCAGGAAACATGGGCGATGAAACACCAGACCGGTTGGGATGGATGCAGCGGTCAGCCGCGGCGCATTGGAGCGGGGTCACCGACCCGATCGGGCGGCTGAAGCACCTCGAGGCTCGGTATGCGAGACTGGACCCCGCGAACCTCGAGCAGTTCCGTGAGGAGCTCGCGGCGGCGATCCGCAATGCAGACCCGGCAGCGGTTCTCGGCGAACCACGGGTGCTGACGATGGTGCGGTCGGTCTACGGCGAGCGCGGGGTCACGCGGCTGAAGGAGCGCGCGCGATGAGGCGGGGCAACGCACCGAGCATGACGCTCGAGCAATACAAGCGGCTCCTGGAGTGGGAGCGTGCGAAGCGATTGCTGCCGTCCCTCAAGCAGCTAGCGCGCGAGCTCGACCTGCCGATGTCCACCGTCCAGTCGGTGCTATACAAGCGGCACCGGGTGAACCTCAATGAAATGCTCGCGAGGGAGTCGCAATGAGATACCTGTCGCTGTTCTCCGGCATCGAAGCCGCGAGCGTTGCATGGCACGACCTCGGCTGGACCCCGGTCGCGTTCGCAGAGATCGAGAAGTTCCCGAGCGCGGTGCTGAAGCACCGATTCCCCAACGTCCCGAATTGGGGCGACGTCACCAAATACCAGGAGTGGCCTGATGCAGATATCGATGTTCTCGTCGGAGGATCACCTTGCCAGTCTTTCTCCGTCGCCGGTCTCCGAAAGGGATTGGCAGATCCGCGTGGCAACCTCATGCTCACCTATCTTGCGATTGCTCAACGATATCGGCCCCGTTGGGTGGTATGGGAGAACGTCCCCGGTGTCCTGTCGAGCAACCAAGGAAGGGATTTTGGAACCTTCCTTGGAGGGTTGGGGGAGTGCGGGTATGGGTTCGCCTACCGGGTTCTTGACGCTCAATTTGTGCGAACACGACAGCATCCCGGAGCAGTTCCCCAACGACGGCGGCGTGTGTTCGTTGTCGGACATCTTGGAGACTGGAGACGTGCCGCAGCGGTTTTTCTTAACGCCCAAAGCTTGTCAGGGAATTCTCCGCCGAGCAGGAAAGCGGGGCAAAGATTTGCCGGCGGCGCTGCAAGCGGCTCTGGGCGGAGTGGCTGGCCTTCCGAAGTGAGCTGCACCCTCAACACCAAGTACGGCGAGAAGATGGGGCTCGAGGACCAGCACGCCCTCAACGGTGCGGAGATGTTCGTGCCGGCGACCTTCAGCAGTCCAGCGATCGGCGACATCCGTGAGGATGACGTGGCCGGCACCATCACCCGCCACAGCGGTGCGGGCGGTGAGACGCAGAATGCTGCTTTCGTCATGGCGTCGGGCCAGAGCGGCGCGTGTATCGAGAGCGACGTGTCGGTGACGCTGACCTGTCTGCACGAGGCGCCGATCGCGTTCCAGTCCGTCGATCACGGCGCTGATGCTGCGACAGACCTGTCGCCGACCCTGCGCCGGCATGACCCGATGGCGGTGATGCAGGCCATCCCCATCCATGACCAAGCGACCCGCCATGCGGGCAAGCGCGGTGAACACAGCGACGGCAAGGGCAACGGCCTCGGTGTCGGCCAACCCGGTGACCCTGCGCCGACGCTGACGAAGGGCGACAAACACGCGGTCGCGCAGCCGATGGCGTTCAAGATCCGCAGCGGCGTCGAGCGCGAGGATGGCAGTCGCGGCAGCACCAACATCGGCAAGCAGGCCGGCAAGGGGTTCCTTGGCAGCGAGGAGCGCGCCTTCACGGTCGGCACCACGCAGGACCAGCACGTGGCGGTGCCGGTCGGGTTCCGCAAGACCAGCCGCGCCAAGGAGGTGGACGGGCATGAGACGTGGGTCGAGGGCGAGGTGAGCAACACCCTCAACACCTTCGACGTCGGCGACATGCGGGCGGTGGATCTCGTGGCGCAGCCTATCGCAATCCATCCTCACGTCGTCGGGCGTGCGCCGACTGCCGGGCCGCAGGGCAAGGAATACATCGACGACGGCAGCGCCTATTGCATGGACGCGCGCGGCGTGCCGCAGTCGGTCGCGCAGCCGGCGGCGACCGTTACGGATATGCGCGGCCTCGGCGATGGTCATGTCGCGCCGACCCTGCGGGCGAAAGAGACCGCCAACGATTTCACACCGATGGTGTTGCAGCCGGTCGCGCACACTTTGCGCGGCGAGGGTTTCGATGCGAGTGAGGACGGCACCGGGCGCGGCATCCCGTTGGTGCCGGACATCGCACCGACGCTCGATCAACGGGCGGGGCGCAGCGGCGAGAATTCGTTCGCCACGAGCGGCGGACTGGTGCCGGTCGGCACCGACCTCTACAACGGCGCGATGACCGGCGACATCGCCGCGACGATGGGAACGAACGGCAGCAGCATCAACGGCAGCGGGCCGACCGTGTTGCAGCCGCTAGCGACCGACATCAAGCAGGTTCAATGGGCAAGCGGCGGCGGCCAAGTGGAAAACGACACCGCGCAGGCGCTCCGATCAAATGCCGAATACAACTACCAATTTGCGCGTGTCGCCATGCGTGTGCGCCGGCTGATGCCGGTGGAGTGTGAGCGGCTCCAGGGGTTCCCGGACGGGTGGACCGACGTGCCATGGCGCGGCAAGCCGACCAGCCCGGACGGCCCGCGCTACAAGGCGCTCGGGAATTCGATGGCGGTGAATTGCATGAGGTGGATCGGCGAACGCATCCAACAGGTGGAGGACATCCATGGCGATTGAGTTGGACGAGTGGGACAAGGCATGGCTAGCGCAGCAGCACACGCCGGATGAGTGGCGACGGGAGTGCGAGAGCGCCCTCAAGCGATGCGCGTGGTACGCCGCCCGCATCACGGAGCTTGAGGCCGAGGTGGCGCAGTTGCGCGGCGGGCAAGCGGCCTGCAGTTATCCCGGCTGCATGGACGGCGAGGGGCGCTGCGAGCGGATGTTCAAGGGCGAGTGCGCGGGGCCGAAACAACAGGAGAGGACGATATGAGCAAGATCAACAACGGCGGCCCGGCGTTTCCGGCTGTGGGCGTACCGGCATGGCCCGACCACAATCACGGCGGCATGACCCTGCGCGACTGGTTCGCTACTCACGCGACCGACGCTGACATCGCAGACATTCAGCACGGCACGAAGTTCACGCGGGAGCAGGCGAGGTACATCCACGCCGACCGGATGTTGTGGGCGCGGGAGGTGAAGCCGTGAGCGAACAACCCGAAGCCCTGCGGTTGGCTGACTCCATTGAAGGGCTTGCGGTGGACTCAATAGCAAGTTCATGGAATGACTTGGAACCAGCCGCCGCCAAACTGCGCCGCCAGCATGAGATCATCGCGGAACTGTTGGAGGTGTTGAAGGAGGTTGCAGCGGAGGCGAGGCATCCAGATTACGACTGGAGCGTTACTTTGCTGAACACCGTTCATGCCGCCATCAAGAAAGCAGAGGAGGTGAAGCCGTGAGCCACATCACCCTGCCCCGCGCTGTGGTCTGGAGATTACACGCGGCGTTCAGAGACGCGGACAAAACGATTAGGCCAAGCGGCGAGAAATCGGATTACAGCGCCGAA